ACTGTAATCTTTGAACGCCGCCGCCTGTTGAAAAAAATTGTTGTCGGGTATTGGCGTTAATTCTGCAATCTTTTAGCGAAACAATACTATTATTAAAAACAATGTCTGAAGTAATATTTGCTTCCCACCAACATCTTTCAAAATTAGATGTTATATCTGATAAACAAACAATACCTTGTTTACAAGACTCAAATATACAATCTTCAAATTCAAATATGTAGGAAAGGTTTACACCAATATTGCAATAATGAAAATAACAACGTCTAAAAATAGTTGTGGTTGCTAAGTCATTAGCATAACCAAGTGTTAGCTGTACGCCAAAATTAACGTAATAATTGTAATCAGGAACCGCTGTTGTGTATCTACCAATGCCTAAACAATCAATTTTTTCAAAAATGTTATTGATGCCAGCTCTAATCGTAAGTAAAGTTGTACCCGCCGCAACGCCACCAGTTGATTGACTACCCCAAATTGAAATGTTAAAAAAGTATCCCCCTGCTGCTTGAAACACCAACATACCGTTAACGCAGTTAGCAGGGACTTCAATGCGTAAATTGTGTATTTGAATGTTAAAAATAAAGCCAGGGTTTGTGCCATCTGTCAACGGGTTTGCTGAACGTGAATTACTAACTTGCAGCGCACATGCTGTACCTGTGTATTGAATAACTGAACCTGTTGTTTTATCGCCAGACAAACCTCTTGATGCACCAACGCCAGTATTGATAGCTCCTGTGCCAAATAACATAAACTCGCTTTGGTCAATGTATAAGGTGGCAGTTGTTTTATACAACCCTGCTGGAATAATTAAAGTTCCATGTATTGACCCAACGTAATCAATCGCTGCCTGTATAGCCGCTGTATCATCTGCAACCCCATCACCAACTGCGCCAAAATCAAGGACATTAACAGGCGCACCTTGAATCATTGAATATGAAACTTTTGTAAGTGACATGGTTGTTCCTAATTAAACAAAGTAAGTTACTGTAAAAATAATACTATTTGTTGTTGATAAACTGCCGCCTGAATATAAATCTGTGCTAGTAGCTGCAGCTAAACAATTTGTAACGCCTGTCCAATTTGCAAGGGCTGAACCAACTGTGTTTTGTGTAGTAACAGTAAATGGCAAATTTGAACAAATGACACCAATAGCACTAACAGAAATACTAGTTGCGCCAGACACAGAACCAGTTATAGTTACTTGTCTACCAATTTTTGTGTATGTTCCAGTAGAGCTAAATGCGCCTGTGACAACCAATCCAGCACCTTGGTTTGGAGTCCAAGTCCCTTCTTCATAGTCATCAAACAACTCGCTGGTCATGCCAGCAGCAGATGGGTCGGCAGAAAAGTCAATGCCTTTGCCTGCTGTGCCGATGACTAGGTTGCCTGTGGATAGGTTTACGTTACCAGACAGCGTAGGCGCAGCAGATAAGACGGTATTGCCAGTACCTGTGCTGGTAGTAACGCCTGTGCCGCCGTTGACAACTGGTAGAACGCCTGTGATCTGGCTGGCGTTAATGATATTGGTGACTGTTTTTAACATTCTGTTCTCCTTAGAACACAAATTCAATAATAGATGTAATAGGCGGTGCTTGGCTAAATGTCACCGTACCGCTAGTCACTGTATAGGTATTGCGGTTCTGATACACGCCGTTAATGTAGATGGCGGTAAACCCGTTAACCACCGAGAAAGCAGTTGTTGTTCCATCACCCGTAGCATTAGAGGCAAAGGTGCTGCCGTTGATGTTGTCTACCGTCCAGATCAACACGCCTGCGCTGGTGTACAGGGCAAACTTGTATATTGCACCTTCCAGCCACACGTTGGCCTCTCCACGGCTGTCCAAGACGATGGGGTTAGTATTGGCGCTGACGCCAGTGCTGTCGGTGTAAGTGGCTAGTGGTGTAGTCGAGCCAGCCTCGTAGGTATACAGCAGCCCACCAGCCAGAGGTGCGCCGTTGGCATCAAAGAATTGCAGCTTGGGCGTGGGGGATAGGGATGTCATGTTACATACCTTGGTTTGGTGGCGGCATCATTTCAGGTGGCATCATTTGGCCCATCTGGTCTTGGCCCATCATTGGCTCCATCGGCATCGAACTCATCAGATCACCGCTGGTTATCATGCCTTGCACAGTACCTAGGACGATCTCTTGTATCTGGTCAGGCGTCATGGCAGCAGCCACCGCCGTCATGCGTTTGGTTTCTACATCGTAGGCTTTGACCTCAGAGTCAAACCGTTTGATTTCCAACTCTTGCGCTTCCATTGATTGCTGGACGTTTAGCAGCATTTCTTGCATCTGCTGCATCTCCTGCCCCATTGCCTGCATCTGCATATTGGCAGCTTGCAGGGCCGGGTCTTCATCGTCGCTCAACAGTTTGGGGTCAATGGTCTTAGCCAGCCGTTTAGCCAACTCATCTGCCCCAGGCCAATCCATCGCTTTAACAAACAAGTCGCCTGCGATCTGCATGAGCGCCGGGTTGCCTTGCAGCAGTTGGGCCATTTCTTCCCGTGTCTCTTGCCGCCGAGTGCTGTAGCTTGGGCCGGTTGTCACCACCACATCGTACTTGCCAACATTGGGGTTGTAGATTTTGTCAATCTCAATGCCTTCTTGATTGACGATCCGCTTGACCGGCATCTCTTGGGACGGGTCAATCTTTGCCATCTCAGTATCGCCGTCTTCACCAATGATTCGGGCAATACGCTGGGTGTCGTAGATTTTGGGAATCATGTCCAGCAGTTGCCGGGTCACGTAGCGTATGGCACGGGCTAGGTTGTCTACATAGTGGTAGGTTCCAACGTCACCCTCGCGCTGACGGGCTAGGATAGCCTTGCCGCTGCGCTCGTTCCCACCCATGCCCAGACTAGCGTTGTACTGTCCAGTTGCCGCCTTAATGTCCTCAGATGCCCCCGATTTGGCTTGCAAAAGGCCACTAGAGGCCATCGGGGGCTGGGCACGTTGGGGCAGTGGCAGGGTAGCGCCAGCACCATCAGTCACATCTGGGTTGACCTCAAGGTAGGGCCAGTTGGTGGTGTTGGCGGTCTTCCACTGGGTTTCGTACCCTTCAAACTGCCCACCGTAGCCAATGAACGGAGCCTTGGGCGCTAGGGCCAGCATCTCTGCTTCTTGGCTTACCCAGTAGTTGTACATCCGCTGGGCATCCTTGGCGTTTCGCACCAAGCCAGAGACATAAATCTGTCCGTTGACCTCAAACTCATTGCCCACCACCCGCACGATGGGAATGTACTTACCCGCCCAATCGCGCTTCTCCAGCACCTCGTAGCCGTTGGTCTTGACCCAGCAAACCTTTTCCCGCTGCGAAATCCGAGTCTTTAACGGCTTGCCGTAAAGCATCTTGAGTTGCTTGTCATCAGGCGTGTTGTTGAACGCCGTAATGTTGTTGGGGTATAGGTTCAGTGTCTCGGCCTTGTACTCCCGATAAAAGTACTCCGCAATCCGCACTGTGTCATCGCGCAGCCATTGCTGTAGGTCTTGGTCGCCAATCCCAAGGGACAACAAACTACTGATAGGCGCAGCGTCTGGGTACAGGCGCTCGTACTCGTCTTTGGGCACATCGTCAGTAACAAAGCACCACCGGGCATCCGCGCCGCATGGGTCTTGGATGGCGGGGTCCATGTAGACCGAGAATGAGTTGCGGATACGACCTATCTTGAGTTCTTGGTCAAAGCTGTTCTCGTCGCAGTACTCAGTCAGTACCCGAATGTAGCCTTCACCATAGGTGACTTGGTTCTCGCAGGCAGTTGCGTAGGCAATGTCAGCGTCACTGATGTACTCAATGTGCCGCACTATGCCGTTGAATATCTCTGCCATCTCAGGGTCAGCAACGTCATCCGCAGGTATAACTTTGCCGCTAGGCTTGTTGTACCGCTGGTCGTTGGTGACTTGCCGCACGTGCTGCGGCAACTTGTTAATAGTCAGGCAGGGACGGGCGTTGATGGTCTGCCCCTGAACGGCCCCGCGAGTCGCCAGTACATCAGCAGGCCATTGCCACTGGTTGTCTGGACTACCCGCCATAAACCGCAGGTCGTCTAGTTCATTGCCCCGGCTCTCACTGTAGGCATCCACCGCCATTGTCATGCGAGAGCGCATGGTGGAGAGCATATCGCTGTACTCTACGTCATCGCCCCCACCAACATCGGCGACCTTGCCAGCCTTGTTAATGCCGGTGTAGTCAGCCATTACTTTGCTTTCTTCTTAACAGAGTAAGCAATTGCCACGGCCTGTTTGACAGGCTTGCCTGCCTTGACCTCGGCCCTGATATTGGCCTTGAACGCCGCAGGCGTAGGTGACTTTTTGAGTGGCATTACTTCTTCTTCGCCGTCTTAGCCGAATTTACAAAGTCTTGCTTGCTAGGCGCTGCCTTGCTGCCGACTTTGTTCATTTTCTCGCCAGAGCCAGCCTTAATGCGGGCTTGCTTGGCATTAATGTTGGCATAGAGGCCGGGTTTTGATGTCTTCATATTAGCACTTCCATCGTTTAAGGGCTGCTTTAGCGCGTTCGCCATCTTTGGCGTTGGCAGCTACTGCGCCCATTCTTGCACAAAACGAGTCTTTCCTGCCCTGGTCTGCCTTGGTCTTGGGGTTTGGGGCAGGAGCCTTCAAATTAGAGCCAGTGGCTGCATTGTATACAGCACGGCCCTTGGCAGTCAAACCAGCGCCCTTGGACGTTGGCAGCTTCTCGCCACGCCCAACTGATAAAGATACACCTTTTTTCATGATCCCATCCAACCTGTAGACACCGCCGAGTGATCCGAGTACCTGCGAGGCGTTGGCTCTCGATACTCCCGATGCGCCACAGGGAAAGCAAACGTCACGCATATCGCATCCGCAGCGTCTGGACTAGCTAAACCCCGTGCTTTCATCTCTTTCTTGCTCTCCAAGAAGATCGTACCCCGTGAGTCAGGCTTCATTAGGGGGCTAATAAGGTCAGTCTTTAAAAACCTATCCTGCGGAATACTAGCAGATTTGAGCCAGTCCTTCATGTCACCCCACATCTGCGCCCTCATATTACCGTACATGATCGGGTTTTTGGCCTTATTCCCAAAGTTTACACCTTTTATCTTGTACCGCTGCTCCTTGAGCCTATCCACAATCCCCGCCCCCAACCCACCTTCATCAATCACCACCATTGCAGGCTTGTATTCCTCCATCGCCTCAATGATATGCCCCACCACCGTCATCGTATCATCACCCCGGTACTTTTTAATCGCCACAATATCCCGCCCCTGCCGCACCGCAATCACCGTAGCATCAGCCCCAAACCGCGCCGGGTCTACACCAATGATGATTGGCGCTGAATTGTCCTTGTACTTTGGCCTTTTCATGGCCTCATCGACCGTATTTGATGGAATAAACTGGTCATCCCCCGCACTCGGAAACTCACCATACACCTCAACGTGCGCCTGGGCACTGTCCGGCCCGTATTCTTGAATAATCCGCTCATAAACTTGTTTGTCCGTACCCTCCACCGTCCTTGCATCCACCACCTTAGTCACCCAAAAGTCCCGCTTTGAGTGAAAAGTCTCATAAAAATACCCCGTGTTGCGCCGTGGGTTGCTAAACGCCAACCAAAAGCGATTCGGCGTGTTTTCTGTGAAGAATCCACCCGTCACCGCCCAGATCGAATCATCAATACCACTGGCCTCATCAAAAATCACCAGCACACCATCAAAATTGTGTACGCCAGCATAAGCATCAGGGTTCTCTGCACTCCAAAGCCGACCCTCTACGCCCCAATACCGGGTTCCCTTCTTCAAATCCCGTTCCACCAACTCAGTCAACCACTTTGCAGGCGTCACTCGCGTAGCTGAGACTTCAAACCAGTGACTGTTAATAGACATTGCCAACCACTTGGTAATCTCAGCCCAGGTAATTGAGCGTAGCTGGTTCTCACTGTTCGCCGATATGATGGTTGTTGAGCCAATCCTAGTGGACAACATCCATATAGTCAGCCAAGATACTAACGCCGACTTACCAATACCCCGACCGCTTGATACTGCTTCTTGGAGTACGGCAAAGTCCACCATACCCTTATTATTCTTAATATGCGTAGCAATATCATTCAACACATCCCGCTGCCACTTTCTTGGGCCAGAGAAATGCTCCAGCGGCGTACCTTTCTGACCCCAGGGAAACAAATACAGAACAAACGCCAGTGGGTTATCTTTGAGCGATGGAACCCATAGCCTTGCCATGAGTTCCTGCTCGTCTTCAGGTTGGTAGATAGTCGATTGCATTTATAACGCGCATCTCTGCTTGTTCTAGTGCCTGGGTGATGGAGATGCGCTGGTTGACTTCGACCGATATAGCCTGCTTGGCAACCCAGCCGTGTTGATGCTTCAGTATCTCTAGCGCGGCTTTGGCGTCCCCGTTGCGCGCTGCGTTGTGCAGTATCTCGGCCATCTCGCGTTCGCCGTCGGCTTTGCCCTTGAGCGCAGCCATGCCGACAACCGGGTCAAAGTTGCACAGCGTCAGGTACTCTTGCGGCAGCATACCGGCTGCAAGCGCCAGTGTCTCGCCATGCAAGCCTAACCGGGCTGCTTCGTACACCGATTGCAAGCGCGACTCAGTCGCCTTGAGCGTCCTAATAGATAAAGGCAGTGACATCATGTTCCGTTTTATACCATAAAAATAAAAATTAACAGCAAAAAAATTGTTCGCTGACGCTCCGTAGCTGTGGCCCTAACCGCTCGGCCCTGCCACCCCCACCCCCAGGTTTGTAAGCACTAACTAACTAGCCAGGGTAGTGGGCGCTAACTACGCCGTGTGTCGTGTGTGCCAGCACACGGCCAGCCAGCACACGGCTAGCCAGCCAGCACACGGCTAGCCAGCCAGCCAGCACACGGCTAGCCAGCCAGCCAGCACACGGCCAGCACGGCCAGCCAGCACACGGCAGCGTGTGCCATGTGTGTCATCATGGCTGTATGGCACACATGGCACACACTTCCATGCGTGTGGGTGATGTGGGTCATGTGTGCCATCATTTTCGATTTGAAGTCGCGCCGCAAACGTGGAAGTCATACACTATTCATACTGTTATTATATACAGTATATATATTTTCATAGACCTATACAAATATATGACACACATGACACACAAGAGGGGTTTTTCAGAGGGCAAGATCACACCTGCGCCATCACCCACACAATCGCCCACATCACCCACAAAGCACTAAGGGTAAACACCTACGTAGTAAATAGTGTTACGTATCAAGCACTTAGCGCACGCGCCCAAGTGCTGGCACGATTCTCTTATGCTTATATAGTGAGAGGGTCGAATTCTCTTAGTCCACTACAGTAAAGGCACACCAAATGACAAAATCCGAAGCACTCAACAAAGCCGCAACAGCACGTCACGCAGCAACTGTTGCCCAAGCAACTGTTGCCTTGTACGTTGTTACCTTTGGCGGCAATGATAGTTTGACGCAAGCCGCCATGCTAGATGCTGACGTGGCGGCCGAAGCCGCTCAACAATGGGAGCGGGTTGCCACAATGCATCCTGCAACCCGCAAAAGCCTGATCCGCAAGCAGTCCCTGCCTGCCTTCATGTTCGGCTACTGATCTCAGCGTATAGCGGCCGCGCTGGCCGCTATGCGATGCGATCCGCATCATTCAATAGAGTACACAATATGAAACAGACTATCAACCACGCCAGCCAGTTCCGCGACGCCTTCCGCGCCGCCGGGCGTCAAGACCAATTCAGCTACGAGGCGCTTGGCCTGCTGTTCGACTATTTGGAAGACGTGCATCCCGACTACGAACTCGACGTTATCGGCCTATGTTGCGACTATGCCGAATCGACGCCAGTAGAGATACTTGAGAGCCACGGCGTCGAATTGAACGACGACGAAAAAGAGGATGCTATCCCGGTCGCCGTGCAATACCTTGAGGATCGCACCTCAGTGGTCGGCCTCACGTCTGCTGGTCTGATTGTCTACGCTTCAAGTTTTTAAGGGGATTATCATGCCTTTACGCTCACCATCAACCCGCGCACTGCGCCAGCTATTTGGCGCCGACGCCGCCCAGGCCAAAACACTGTTGAAAATGTCACGCGACCAGCTACTGCGAACGCCCGTAGGCGCTGCGCGGCTGGCCGAGTGTTATCACCCGCCAACAACGCAAGATATCCGCATGGAGTGTTTAAACGCGCTCGGCGGGTTTCACGGCGTCGAGGGGTTCACTACTCGGCGCGGCGAGTGCCTGTACCTCAACGCTGGCGACACTTACACGCCGACGCTGGTGCGCTACGGCTCGTCATATCGGATCGGCTGCTGGGGCGATATCGCCGAACGGCACGGGGCGACGGCATGACGGCCCGGCTGGCCGTGGCCGGGCTGGCGCTGCTCATGCTGGCCGCGCTACTGGCCGCGATGCTGGCCTATTTTGACGTGCTAGTCGCGTGATGGACTGTCAGGCGCCCGGGCGGCGCCTGACGGGCACTCATGCCAATAACCTGGAGTACATTTTATGAAACGCATCATCAACGGCAAAATTTACAACACCGACACGGCCGTGTGGATCGGTAATCACCAGTACGCGAATTTTGGTGATTTTCATTTTGAGGACACCGACCTGTACCGCACCCCCAAAGGCGCCTTTTTCGTGCAGGGCACGGGCGGCGCCTACAGCCGGTGGTCGCGGCCATGCGGCAGCAACGGTATGTCCGGCGGCCACGGCATACAGGCCATGACCCCGACCGAAGCCCTGGCGTGGTGCGAGGACTCGGGCATTGACGCTGACACTATTGCTCAATATTTCTCGGTGGAGGAAGCATGAGACACATTATCACCTACCGGGCGGGCGCGCCCGGTTACACCGACGCGCACCAGCGCGGGACTGTCGATATCTGGCACGATCAGAAACGGTACATCTACAAATCGGCGCGCGCCAAAGCAGTTCTAGAATTTATCGACCGCGCTTGGCAGCAGGAACATATCAAAATCACTGGCCGTCACCCCGAGTATTTTTTGGAGAACACACAATGAAAACCATTACCCTCAACCGCGCCCGGTATGTCGTGCGCGACGACCGGCACACGTTTCTAAGTGACATTCTCAAACTCACCGGCAAGCACAAGCCGGTCAAATCAAAGGGCGGCGACCGGCGCCTATACCCGACCGACGGCAACGTCAGCACGGCGGCGTACGTGCAAGAGTACTACGCGCTCAACAGTACTCGGCGCAACTTTAAAAACCTGGCTGCGCCATATGGTGACGCTAACCTGGCCGGGTTTTACGAGGGACTCAGCGACCGGCTGACCGTGCCAATGGGCGAGGATAGCATGGAGGTCTGCGATGCGAACTGAATTCTTTAACGTCGAATTTATGATTACGTCGGAGGTCACCCAGACCCCCGACGGGCGCTGGCGCGTCCTGCTGCGCGACGACGATAGCGGCCAGACAGTAGGCCCGGCGCGGTACTACACCGACGAGGCCGACGCCCTGGCCTATGCGGAGGGACTATGCGCCTGACCGACCCCAAGACCATGCGGGAACTGCTGGCCGACGGCTGGACTCGGGATCAGGTTTACGGCGCGGTCAAGCGCGGCGACCTAGTCAACCTCAACCGGCTCGACGCCTGGGGGCGCGTACGGCGGGGGCCGGGCCTGTTCGGCCAGCCAGCCGGGCCGGGCGTCACCTTTACGGCCCTGGCCGACGCCTGGGGGCGCCCATGCTCTTAGCGGCGGCGCTGCTGGCCGCGCTGATAGCAGTACTCTTAAACCTATAGGCCCCGCGAGGGGCCTTTTTCACGCCACGGCCCGGCGCATCTCTGACCGGGTCATATTGACCAACTCAGGCGCCACGAAGACGTGTTTCTTGGCGTTGTACTCTCGCGAGTGTACTAACCCCATATCAATCCAACCGGCCTCGCGCAGGGCGTGGAAGAGGGCGCCCTGGACGATCTTAATGCCGGGCGGCGCTGCGCCCGACCCCTGCACCCGGTCGCAGACAGTGTGAAACGGCGAGCCGATCACGCCCTGGGCGAACGGCCCCCGGCGGTCGCGGAGCATCTCGACCAGCACCGACTCAGCGGTACTCATGCCAGCCTCGACCAGAATAGCCTTGGCCTCGGTCATAGGCGGCGGGGCCGACGGGTTGAAAGCAGACACATCACGGGCCATCAGCCACGCCGCCACGCCAGCGAAACCGCCCCTGTGGTGATACCAATTCCACAAGGCGACGGCCTCGCTCTCCGGCAGGCGCCCGGCCTCGGCCCACGCCACGAACCATCGGCGATCGTCGCTGGGCAACGATATCGCCACACGCTCGTTACTAAACGCGACCACTAGCACTCGGTTGAGAGCATAGTACGGGTGTAGACCCTTGCGGTTAATCGGCAGATACTCGGGCGGGGCGGCGATGATAGGCTTTAAATGATTCTCCAGCGCCCGGCGGTCTCTGGCCTCGGCCTGACGTAACTCGGCGATCTCCATGACCTCACACTCAAGGCCGTAGCCCCACTGCGAAGTCAAATCCTCGTTTTTTACGACCGAACAATTCAGCTTGGCCGGGCCTCCAACGGCCCAAAAAAACGGGGCGAAGAGGGTATCCTTGCCAGACCCTGGCTTGCCGCCCAACAAAACGGCATGGTTGATCTTATGGCCTGGATATTGAATTTTATGGGCCATCACGTTCAAAATATGCTCACGCTCAAACTCGACCGGCAGCATCCGTTCAGTGTGACGCAGCCAACGACTCACGTCACAAGCGACAGGCGTCGGGCGCGAGTTGCGCCAGCGGTTGCCGTACACAAGGCCGTCCTTGCTGACCAGCACGGACTCGCCAGCGGCGTAGGTGATGCCGACCAAGGCCCGGGCGCCAGCCGCTTGGCGGTTCTCGTCGTAGCAGACCGACGCCTCGACCCGCCGGGCTGACTTGCCAGTGGAGTGAATAGAGATGCACTTGATGTGTCTGAAAAGGGCGTTGAAGGTGTTGCGCGACAACTCGCGCCTGTCCTGCATATCGAAGAACGCCTCGTCGTCTTGGAGGTATGCAAAGCGGGAATACCAACCGGACTTCTCGACCCGGCCTAACTCCTTGCGCTCGACCTCGGCGATGACCTCGGCGGCGGCGTCGGGGAACTCGGGGCTGGGCTTGATTTTGGCAAGGGCCAACTCTAGGTGAGCGGCCATCAAGTCGTCGCGCAGGCCGGGGGCGTGACGGGGGCCACCATTGTCGGCGACCCACGCTAGAAAGGTGTTGCTGTCCAGATCGACACAATGGCCGTGCATACAGCAGTAGGCCCGATTGAGGGGCATATAGCGGCCCTCTGGGTTGCCGTCGGTATGCTCGGCGTTGTTGGGGCAGATGACCCCGGCCCAGCCCTCGGCGTTGGGGCGCGAGAGCAGCAGCCCCTGGCCCGACAGCCAGACCAGCACGTCATCGGCGCCATCGTCGGCCATGCGAATCGGTCGGATGCCGCCCGACTCGGTAGGGCCGGGCACGACCTCAAGGGCGGCGCAGATGTCGGCCAGCAGGAACTCGCGCTCGGGGTGGAACTCAACCAAAGCAGAAGCAAAGCGGCCTTTGTCCGGCTTGAGGTTGACCGACCCCGGCAGTCGGAAGTTGCGAACGGGGTTGCAGGCGCCGGGGTCGGTGTAACCCGCAGCGGCGATGGCCTTGATGGCGGCGGCGAACTCGCCCTTGGGCGGCTGTTCGCTGAAGACGTAGCCGTACTGGTAATTGCCTGCCGAGGTTTCCATGATCCACGTCGGCGGCAGCGGCGGGGTCTTGCTCTTAGAGCCAATGTCGTCCAGCACCATCACGGCGCAGTACTCGCAGTTGGCCGCGCTGGCCGACACCCGGCCATCCTCGAAGCGGTCGAGGATAAAGGAGGCAGTGTTGCCGTACCAAGCCTCGCCAGCACGAACGCCGTGGAACGGCAGGTACGACGGCCAAGTGGCCTTGACGGCCCCGTCGGCGTGGAACTGCATCTCGCCCCCACGCATCTGTGGTTTCTGGCGCACAAACAGCATTGTCTCGCCCACGGGCGCGAGAGCCGTGATAAACTCTAAAAATTGCACGTTGCCTCCTTTGCGCCGCCCCTGACCGGGCGGCGTTTTTATTTGCCGTAACGCGGCATCGTCTTGATTCCACAGGCCAGCGGCAGGCCAGTGGCCCAAGCTGGCGGCGTAGTCATCACCCTACGCACTTCATCCTCACTGCCACCCTCGACGACGATCTCGTCGTGAACGTGCAGCACCACACCATCTAACTGTCGCAGCGCGTAGCGCAGCAGGTCATTGGCAACTGCCTGGGTGACGTTCTCGCAAGCCAGACCGCGCCACAGCCGGGCGCGGGGCCACTCCTTGGCATCCTGGGCAGGCTTCCAAGCTGCCTTGGCGTAGCTGATGCCGTCCTCCTCTAACCGGGCAAACGGGTAGCACAGCACCCGGCCCGAGGGCAAAGAATACCAGAGATGCAGGCCGTCGAACAGGTAGGTAACCCGCCCGGCGGTGAACTCCTGATTCTTATTCCGCATCGCCCTGGTGTACTGCTGCTCGAGCGCCTGCCAGAAGTTGACGGCCCACTGATTGTTGCGGCGCCATGCGTCCACCATGCGCTTGGAGTCGGCCTCGGACAGGCGCACACTGTAGATGCGCGCCATCGACGCAAACGCGCCCACGCCGCCAGCGAACCCGCAGGCCAACTCCTGCACCTTGCCGATCTGGCGCTGGGCCGACTCGCCGTCGCGGTCGTACTCGGCCTTGATGTCGTCGTAGGTGCGCTGGAAAGTACCGGCGGCATTGACGATGTAGGGGTCGAGGCCCGACTCAAACACGTCTAGCTTGGCCTGACCTGTACCAGACAACCAAGGGTTAACCCTAGCCTCAATGGATGACCAATCCGCAACAACTAAGTGTTTACCCTTGGCTGGTATCAGTGCAGGCCGTAACATCCCCCGGAGGACATCGGTAACTCGCTGGCCGAACTTGGGGACGATGGCGTGACCCCGGCACATTGCAGCCCTAACATCATCAGGACTTTTCGCGCATTTGCGTGTGAAATTGTGTACCTGCGCCCCGTAGCTACTTGCACGACCTGTAGCTGACCCTCCGGCAAAGACGAAGGCGCCTCGGACTCGGCTGTCCTCAACGTCGGCGAGTTGGGCGAGTCGGGCGAATTTGGCGACCGACGACGCCCAGAGGTCATCGGCGCACTGGATGATTTCTTGGACATCTGGCGGTACTCCTTCACAGTTAAGCAGGTTGGCTCTCACGGTCTTGTCGATGCTCACCTTGTCGTCCTTCTGCATCAACGCTCGGGCCTCGGGGCCGACTCTGTCCCAGACCCACTGGCGCATCTTAGGCGACCGTACAGAGGTCAACTCACCATTGGACACTTCCTTAACAATCTCGGCAATCTCAGTGGCCTCAGTGGCGGCGTAGGACACCGCTGCGCGGCACAGCGGCACATCGACCAAGACGCCCCGGTCGTTGATGCGCTCGTTGACGTGATAGTCGGCCAGTTCCTCGTCGGACAGTGGCCGCATAGCCTGACTGATGGCCCTCATGGCCCGAACGTCCTGCTCACAATACTGGATCATCTCAGCAGTCAACTCAGCCGACTCTTGGAAAGGTGGGACGCACATCTTGCGGATCAAGGCAGCGCCTCTGTGATCCTTCTTCATGCTGGCGCCCATGAACCGGCCCACGTCCTCCAGCGACCCTGGCGCACAGTTGGCACGGGCCTGCGCGGCGGTGCAGTAGAACTGCTCCAGCGGGATGTTGACCTGCAAGACGTACCATAAAATCAAACGCTCAAAGGCAGCGTTGTGCGCCATGATGCGGTGGCCGGTGAAGTCAGGTAGTGGGCCTGTCGTCCACGTCTGCACCTCACCATCATCGACGGCGTAACTCATGCACAGCACCTCGGTCGTGAGGTCTTGCGCGTAGTTGTAGACGCCTGCCGACTTTAGGTCACAGGTGGAGCGGGTTTCAAAATCAAGCCAGATCATTTTCCAATGCCCACTCTTACGAATGGGCATCAGAAAACGGCTTACGCTGCCGCTAAGCGACGACGGCGCCCGGCAGGAGCCGGAGCCTCAACCTCTGGCTCACCTTCCATGCTAATCCACTCGACAACCTCAAAGATTGGCGTGTAGATTTTGCCGTAGGACTTGTGCTGGTAGTGATCCCGCTTGAGCATGACCACCGGCACGGGCTTGGTCTGATCCTTCTCGACCTGCTCGGCCAGCGCAGCGGCGATGGTCTGGACGCCGCGCTTGCCGCCCACCGAAGTGGTCGTAAACCGCGCTTCCATGCCAGCATCGTCGCCGGTCAAGCACTTGAGGCTCATGCCGATCTGCTGCTCCCAGCCCTTCTTGGCGCCGGGCGGTGCATCGTCGATCTCGGGCAGCGGCTGGCTGACCGCGACCATCTTCTCGCCAAGCACCTCGCCGTCGCCCCAGGCAATATAGCCGTGGACAAAGGAGAAGGGATTGACGGCCCAGGTCGAGTCGTCCTCGACCTCGGTCTGGTCTGCGCCGAAGACCCAGTGACCGCCCTTATCCATTTTGAGGATAACGACGCCCACCGGGCCTGCGCTTGCGCTGATGCTCTTGAGAGCGCTGGAGAGAGTACTGATAGCTGGCAGACCAGCTTTGGAGAACACTGAAAGATTTGACATTTTTTACCTTAGCTTAGTTTAGAAAGACGGGCCAATTGCTTGCCCAACAAAAGCACCTCGGGGCGCGGGTCATCCGCGCTTGCCAGGGTACTACCCGAAGAGACAGCGACAACCAAATCAGTCGGCAAAGCGATCTTGCGCTTTTTGAGCGCCTTCTCAGCCTTGGCCGGTGACAATAGCGAAGTCTCCATCACTTCAGATTCTTCAAGGCCCAACGCAAACAAGGCAACCTTGGCCTTGTCCTCGTCAGTCCATTGCCTGATTGCCCTCTTGGCAACCAGCTTGTAATCGGGCAGTCTAGCACCCGACTCCAGCATTGACAGCGCCAACTCGCGCAGGCTGGAAATCCAAGTCTCCAGCAAATCAGCGTTTTTTAAGTAGGTGCTAATCAAGCCCTTGTCGAGGTTATCCAGCGTAGTCGCCAGCGCCCGGTCGGCAGCGCCTGTCATCTGTGGGCAGATGGGCTTGGCCGGGCAGAACCGGCAGTGGTCGCCCACCGACAACTGCGCGTCAGGCAGCGCCGACTGCTTGACGGCCTGCACCAGATCACGTTCGAACGTCCGAATACGCTCGGGCGTGGTCACCCAGCGCCGCACCGCCGGGGGCTGGATGATGACGCACTCCACCTCAGTCGCGCCTTCAAACGCCCAGGATGACTCAGGCGTCCTCATGGCGGCAGCAGCGTAGAACATCAACTGCTCGTTCTCCTCGGCGGTCACCACAACACCGTCGCCAAACTTCCAGTCCAACACGATGGCCCGGTTGCCTATGCGGCCAATCAGGTCGGTCGAGCCGAACACGCCCGGCAGCAAATCACCAAAGCCGACCCGCTGCTCCGTGTTGAAGTTCATCTGTTCTAAAGGGTCAATTTCGTCGAGCAGCGCCAGCGCCGTCTTCAACTTCTCGCAGTGGTCGTCGTCCAACACGATGCCGTTGAAGGTCTTACCCAGCAGGCTGTAGGCGCTGGCGTCACCGTCGTTCACCAGCAGGTCAACGGCAGAGTGCAGGGCCGTGCCATCGGCCATGTACTTGTTCTCGACCTGTGGCGGCATTTTGGCGACCAGGGCCACACTGCCGGGGCAGTGGATGACCCGCTTGGCGGTCGAGCCGCCAACGATCTTACTGTGGATCACTGTTGTACTCCAGGGCTTGCAGTTTGCTGATGAGTTCGTTGATTTGGAACACGGAATTGTTGAAGTCTTCTTGCGCCTTTGCTTTTTGGGCTTGCAGCGCGGCGATCTTCTGGGCGGTGGGATCGTAATTTTCGGGCACGTTGAACTCAATGTCTTGTTCGCAAACCAAGGTCAGGTTAGCCGTGTCTGGTGTGCGAAAGCTGTAAGCAGCAAACGTCCCCACCTTGTCAAATGAGTACTTTGAGAAGTACACATACATCTTGATAACTTTTTTCATGGACTCTACTTTCGTTGTTACCCGGAATTGGGTGAGGCCATCATAGCACATAAAAATAAAGCTGCACAAACTTTTTTTCTGTGTTAAAGTTTGGTGCATGGAAAAACACATCGAAGCCTACCTAATCAAGCGCGTCAAGGCGTTGGGCGGTGTAGCGTACAAGTGGCGCGGCCACGGCGGCGCAGCCGACCGCATCGTGGTGCTGCCCGGCGGCGTGGTGTGGTTCGTGGAAGTCAAGACCCTCGGCGGTCGGCTGTCCGCGCTACAGAAAGTCTTTGCCGCCGACATGGCGCGGCTTGGGCAGAGGTACTGTGTACTGTGGACAAAGGAACAGGTTGATGCGTATATTGATAGCGTGTGAATATAGCGGGTCTGTGCGTGATGCGTTTATACGGGGGGGGCACGACGCAATGTCATGCGATCTGCTGCCGACCGACGCGTCGGGGCCACATTACCAAGGGGATGTGATGGACGTGCTGAAAGATGATTGGGACATGATGGTGGCGCACCCGCCCTGTACGCACTTGGCCGTGTCGGGCGCACGATGGTTCAAGGACAAACAGGCCGAACAGGCCGACGCCCTAGCTTTTGTGCGCCAGCTACTGGACGCGCCCATACCGCGCATTGCGCTGGAGAACCCGGTCAGCATCATCTCCAGCCACATCCGCAAGCCCGACCAGATCATCCAGCCGTGGATGTTTGGGCATGAGGCCACCAAGACAACCTGCCTGTGGCTGAAGGGACTGCCGCACCTGACGCCGACCAGCATTGTTGGCAAAGGCGCCCGACACATTACCAAGTCAGGCAAGAGCCTGCCCAAGTGGTACAACCTGCCGCCCAGCGCCGACAGGTGGAAAATTCGCAGCGCAACTTTTCAAGGCATTGCTGACGCAATGGCAACACAATGGAACTGAGGCCATACCAAGAACAGGCAGTTGACTTCCTCTACGAGAACGACCGGGCCATGATCCTCGCCCCGGTCGGCGCAGGCAAGACCGCCATCGCCTTGTCGGCTATGGACGAACTCATTAGCAAGTGTCTTGTGGGCCGGTTCCTGGTGGTGGCGCCGCTGCGGGTGGCCGTCAGCGTCTGGCCGACCGAGGCCAAGCTGTGGGCCGAGTACCGCGAAGTGTCGGTGGCGGTCGGGACGCCCAAGCAGCGGCTGGCTGCGATTGAAGGGTCAGACGCCCAGATCGTGGTGACCAACTACGACAACCTGCAATGGCTGGCCGACCATTGGGACAGATCATGGGGCTTTGACGCTGTCGTGTTTGACGAGTTGACCCGGCTGAAGAACCCCTCTGGCGCCAGATTCAAGGCTTTCAACAAGGTCATCACCGAGGTGCGTACCCGCTGGGGTCTGACCGGCAGTTTCACCAGCAACGGCCTAGAGGACGTGTTCGGCCAGTGCAAGATCGTCGATCAGTCGCTGCTGGGCCGCAGCAAGGGCGCGTTCCAGCAGCAGTACTTCTTCTTGGTCAACAAGGACTTTAACCAGTGGGAGCCGCGCCCAGGTGCGCTGGAGCAGGTCATGGCGCGGATCAAGCCAGCCACGTTCGTGCTGGAGCCGGGCGAGTACAAGGACAAGCTGCCTCCGCTGCACACTGTGCCGGTGCGGTTCGACCTAGTCAACCGCCAGCCCTACGACCAGATGAAGAAGGAGTTTGTGGCGCAGTTCCCCAACGCCCAGGCGGTGGCCGTCAACGCTGGTGTGGTCACGGCCAAGCTGCAACAGATGGCGTCTGGGTTCGTGTACGGCGACTCGCCCGTCTGGTTCGATTCGGCCAAGTTCGACGCCCTGGACGACCTGCTGGCCGAGAACCAACACGCCAACACCATCGTCGCCTACACCTACCGGGAGGAGTTGGCCGAACTCAAGCGCCGCTACCCTCGCGCCGTAACGCTGGACGAGCCTGACGCCATCGAACGCTGGAACGCTGGCAAGGTCGAACTGCTGCTGGCCCATCCTAAGTCTGCCGGGCACGGCCTCAACCTGCAACACGGCGGCAGCAAGATCATCTTCTTGTCGCTGCCCTGGTCGCTGGAACTCTACGAGCAGACCATCGGGCGCCTGCACCGCAGCGGCCAGCGGCACGACGTGTGGTGCTACGTCATGGTGGCGAACAAAACGGTAGATGAAAAGATATGGGCGGCGCTCCATGACAAACGCGCTATTTCTGACATTGCACTGGAGGCACTGAAGTGAACCGAATCACACAACTCAGGGCTAGGCTCAAAGCAGCCCAGGCCGAACTTTTGATCCGCACTCGGACGCACAATAGCGCGTCACGGGCCTACAACAAGGTGGTGGCCCACATCGCCGAACTGGAGAAGAGAATTGATAACTTGGCGAAAATTTCAAACTGACCTGCCCAACTACAGTGAGTCCGACCTGCTGGCGTTGCTGGATGAAGAGCAGACCCAACACCGTAGAGTGACCATGCTGGAGCGTATCCACCAACGCTATTGCACCCTACGTTCCAACCGAGAACGGCTGGAGATTCTGAAGTTTGGGAAGAAACCATGAACTGGCTGGCGGCGGGGTTGATCGCCCTAGTCATGTCCACGGCCTACTTGCTTGACGGCCCGTCCGAAGACGAGGCGCGGGTTGATACGGTTGAGGAGAAGATTCAGAAAATGTGCGGCGAGAACGCTGGCTGGAAGATGCTGGCAGACGGGTCGGTGCAGTGCTTTACTCACCGTGGTTTCAAAACTCGAAAGGTAACGCTATGAGTGATAGATTGGAATTGACAGAGCATACGGTTTACATCTTGAACGGCATCAAATTACTGCCTCACTACACCATGCCAGTGTTTGTGACGCCGGGGCATACACGGCTAACGCCATTAAAGCCGTGGACGGTGGAGGAGCTGCAAGACGCTGGTGCTGTTGAGAGCAGCGCGTTCTTGTGGCCTAGGCATACCCTGGCGTATGGTGGTCACTATGAATGACAACGATGACTATGAACTCGCCAACTGGATGCACCTGATTGCTACGGTAATCCTGGTGCTGTTTGCCGTGACAGGTATTGCTGGCTTGGCTGGATTTTTGTGGGGGATGCTATGAACTCCGAGGACGATGAGTTTCGACGAATTGAGGCAGAGGCCAAGCGCCGAGCAGCGCGGGACGAGGACGATGACACGCAGGTCTACGCCAAGCCATGCATAGGAAAAGACCCTCGCTGCCCGTGCCAAGACGGGGATGCGTGTCATTACAAAGACTGCGGTGGCACGAAGGCATTGCCAGTAGCACAGCCAGAGCAGGAGCCAGACCGCCGAGCCTTACAAGCCGCAGGCACCCACCCCGCGCCGTGTGCTCGACACTGCGAAGCCAAGGCGTTTGAGATCGAGATTCGTTGGTTGAAATCAATGCTCTACACCACCCCACCCGCAGCACAGCCAGAGCCAACCCCGTGGCGTGACATGATAGTGGCTACCCTAGTCCGAGAAGGCATCGACAAGCACAAGGCAAGGAAACTTGCTGACCACTTTGCTGCACAGCGCCCGTGGCAGGGTCTGACTGATGAGGATAAGCAGACCGCAGTCTGGACAGATGGGACTTTTGGTGGTGGCGCACTGTGGGCGCAGCAACTGCTGAAGGAGCGCAATGGATAACTGGCCCTTCCCCACCGAGTTGCCCAAGCCGCTGCCAGCCAAACCCATCCCATTCAACCCAGAAAACTACGAGGATGCGCCGTGGTAATGTCTAAACAAATCCGGGACGCCTTGGCCCAATCGCCTGATGGCCTGACTGCCAAGCAACTGGCGCTGATGTTGGGCGCAGAGCCATCAGCAATCAGTCGTTCCTTGTCGCTGATGCCTGACACCTATATCGACAGGTGGGAGAAGTCGAGAAGCAAATATGCTGGCGTCCATTGCCTAGCCTTTGTCCCAGAAGATTGCCCACACCCATGACGCCTACATTTAACACGTGGGATAGGGCGACTCTGGACAAGTTTGCGCTTGAAGCCTACCTGCGGCTCCAGCAGCAGCAAGACCAGCTAGAGCAATTGCGGGGTGACTTGCGGGATGCGATTGAGGCGTACCGGGTACTAAACAAAGGGTCTAGTTCCTAGCTTGTCAATGATGAGCGCCTGACGCCGGGGTAGCAAGGCTGCTGTGTTTGGGATACTGATGTGCGTCCAGGCGTCAAACTCTCTGATGATCTGGTCAAAGTACAGCCCGTGGCTCATGATAGCGCGTACAACTTGGTCAGGCGTCATGCCGGGTACACGAATGTCAGCAGCGCAGCCTAGCCGGTGCTGAGAAGTGTCTTTACTGCCCACTGAGTCATTGACGGCCTTAGACCGAAAGGCCGAGTTCACCATGATTGGCTTGCCATCCAGCTTGGCTTTTACCAACTCCAGAAACTGTGCTAGTCGGGTCAGGTTTGCCAACTCAGCAGCATTGGGGGTGTTGTCAAACTGCCGATGGCTTGTCATCGTCAACTCGGCAAGGCTAAAGTGAGGCGTCATTTTTTACTCAGCAAATCAGTTTTGGCTTGGCTCCCAGCGCTGCTGCCAAAATAATAAGCAATGATGCCCGTCCAGGCTGTGCCTAAACTGCCCAGCATCATCAAGATAGCCGGGTTGCTAGAGTCGATCTTGTTGAAAAACATCATAATCATGATGGTAAAAAATCCAATAGTTACAGCAGCAGCCAGTATTGGCGGCATCACTGACCTAGTGACTGACTGCATATCCCTGGCGCTCTTGCGATCTTCAACTTCCAGCTTTTCAAAATTAAGGCCAAGTTCTTGCGCCTGCTTTTGCAGTTCAATCTCGGCTAATTTCACTTGAGCAATCTGCTCTGCGCTTAATTTGTTGCTGCTGATTAGGTCGCCCACCTTCTCGGGGTCAACGCCAATCGCTTTGCTAATAGCTGATACTGCCATGCCAGCCAAGGGGCCACCAAGAGCAGTGGCAATCGTAGGTGCAATTTGTTTAAGCCAGTCCATTATTTCTCCAATAAAAATGACAAATTTGCATGGCGAGGGTACTGCACGACACGCTCACCTTCGGGGCATTTGTATTTGATGGTTGCTAGTAGCGTGGCTGTGCCGGGTGCAATCTTTTCTTTTCTCACCATTGTCAATTGGTACGAAAAAGTATCAATCTGTGGCCCTGCGGGGCCGCTGAACTTGCTTGCTGTTGTTGTTGCCTCATGCACCATGCCCGATGCGTCACGGATGCTTGGGGTAAAACTTTCAACAGAGCAGTCATCACGCTTTTTGATTCGGGCTACTGTGACGTTGATGGCCTGTCCAGCCGCTGCTGTGATTTTAAAATGCTCTGGCGACCACTCCAGAATAGCCCGGTCAAACCAACCAAACTTATCGGCAAGCGTGTAACCGCCACCAATGGCTGCAATGCTGGCTGCGACGGCTCCGATGGCCTTGGTCACATCTATCATTTGTCTTTACGGTTAAAAATCTCAAACAGGCTTTTGACCTTTTCTTCCAGCACGGCGATTTTTATGTCCATCTTAGCCAGCACAATGATGAGCGTAATCAGCGCCAGCAGCATGGGCCAACCCTTTGCCAGTGCCTCGAAAAATTCCATGATTAGCGGAAAGTGCCATTATTGATAGCGTCCATCATCGCCTTGCCGTACCTCTCCACCGCCGCCTTGGTGATGACGTATTCACCGCCCTGTAACGCCCCGTAGCCATCGTCCGGCGCAGGAGCGCGGCCCATCAAGCGTTCGGGCGTGACCATGCCGCCTTGGTTGTAGCCTAAATCAGCAGCATCAGCAGGACTGCCGCCACTGATTCCAGTTCCAACACCACCGCCAAACCCACCGCCAAAGCCAATATCAGCGCCAGCAAAGCCACTACCCGTTGAACTTAGAACTGGATTTTCTCCAGCATACGGGTTAAACGTAGCCGCCCGAGTCTCAACTTGTGCGGGATTCAAAGACACTGAGGAACTGGGAAGAATACCGCTCAACAAAGACGCAAGGAAGTTATTGGACTGTGGGGCTGTAGCTGTTGGGGCGTATGATTTCTCACCAGTTTGGAACGCTTGTTGCGGGGTGTTTTGCATGGGCGCGTTCATGCCCGAAAGTTCACTTGATCTAAACGCTTGCTGCGGCGTATTTTGCATAGCTGAGTTTCTGTCTGCAATCTCACTTGTCCTAAACGCTTGCCTAGCCTCAGACATTTGCTGGTTTGCAGGGGCGTTTCTTGCCTCTGCTGCTTTCCCCATTGCGTAGTCAGCAACTTTGGCTAGACTAAACGCCATGCCAATGCCAGGAATCCTACCCAACGCAAAACCTAACGCTGGCGGCATTTCCCGCATGGTGTCTCGGAACGCTGACCTGTCTTGTGCTGGGCCTAGGCCAAGTGCATCAGGCCCAGACGGGCTGGCGTACTCTCTGCCCTGACCAAAGTCTTGCCCACCACCTCGCCCCATCTGGTTCTCCTGCCGCTTACGCAACATCTCATTGAAGGCATTAAGGTAATAGTTCATATCTTTAGCCCGTGGTTTCGCAAGAAATCTACAAACAGATAGGCCACACCAATAATAGCCGCCCAGATCAGACCGGCGAGTGTCTTCTCAATGATGGCCTTCCGCAGCCGCTCCATGTCGTTCTGCGCTTTGATGGCGTTCTTTACCCACTGCTGCTCCTCCATGTCGAGGCAGGTGTCGCTGCTCTTAAGCGCAACAAGCAGGTCGGAGATCAGCAGGGAGCGGTCTTCGGGTGTCATCTTGTCATCGCGTTTTGGTTGGTGGCTCTAGGTGCTATGCTGTTTTGCCCTGGAATGTCACCAGCAAAGCTAAACCCTGCTGCGCCAAGTCGCCCACCCAAAGAACTGGAGTACCCGGCTACGCCTTGCAGTATTAGACGCCGAATCAAACCTAACTTCTCAACGTCAGACCCTGGTTTAGCGTTAATTTTTGCTAACTCTGAGGATATAAAGTCTGCTTCTGCTTTGCCTAGCATACCAAATTTTTCTAGCGCAGGGCGCATCTGTTCGTTGAACTTTCTAATCGCCCCAGGCCCAGTTGCCATCTCTGAGGTAACTTGGCGCACAGCGTCAAAAACTGCTTTCTTTGCATCTGGCGAACGCTCTATGATGGGGGCAATAGCCGACCACCTGTTTATGTCCCCGCCATTGACGGCGTCCCGCACATTTTTTAACGCCGCAGAACTGCTGTCCCATATTTGATCTGCCAATGCCGCAGATTGGCTACTCACTGCACCGGCTTCTTTGGTAAGCGCTGCGGAACCAGCACGACCTTCGGTCAGCATTTTGTTAGCTGCTGCTTTTGCTTCTGGCGCCAGCGCGTTCAGCGGTGTGTTTAGCCCTTTGATTTTTGCGCCTATGTTGGCTATTTCCCGTTCGCTGTTTTGCAATGTGCTTTGATAAGCAATTACAGATGCTTTTACCTCTGGCACAGCATTTAAAAACTCACGGTTGGTTGTCATCCAAGTGCCAACTTCTTTGGCTGTTTGCTTAGATGCCAACTGATTAGCCGCATATTGTTGAGCGGCTTGCGTTGCTAACGCTTTGTCGCCAACCAGTTCCACCAAAGACGTAAACATTTTTGGTGTTGAGAAAAACGCAGCCGGTATTTTTGACGGGTCGCTGGCAAATTGCGTCAACGCACCTTTGTCAAGGCCGGTCAATTTAGTACCGGCCTTAGACCCAAACACTTCTAAGCCTGGGCGCGAATCAGCGTATTGGGTCAGCAGCCGAGTCTGAGCGTCACCAGCAAAATCTTTCTGGACTTGAGACACTAGGCCATAAAATTCTTTTTGCGCCACGTTACCAATGGCTTTGTAACCTTCGTCGGCCTCGCCCCTAAACGCTTCTCCCAGCATACGCCTAGCATCGTCAATGGCTTGGAAGGTAGGTTTTTCTGGTGGTTTAGCCGGGCCTCTGACAGACACAACACCACCGCCAACAGCAGGTTGAAACGCTACGGGAGCCTCACCAATTTTTGATGGTACGGTAATTTGGTCAAGTATCTTTTGATAGCCTCTAGCCACATCTGGAGAGTGAACACCGGGCCTTAGTTCGGCTTTTAGACGGTCTACTAATTTTTTGTACGAACTTAAATCAGTGACTGAATTATTTGCTGCTTCTAAGCCAGAAACAATATCTCGTACTTCTTTTTGGGTTTCGGTATACGCCGCAGACGCAGCCGTTTTTAGTTCGCCTTGGCGTTTAGCCGCTGCTTTTTGTAATTCTTCGCCTATAAGATTTAAAGGCCGGTTCTCACCAATCGTGCTGACTGTGCTTAACCCAGCACTCCGCGCTTGGTCTTGAAGTGTTTTAAGGTACGCCTGCTGCGATTGAATGTTGGCCTGTTGCCCTGGTACTTTTGCTAGTTCTGCTTCCGCTGCCAAACGCGCTTTCTGCGCTACTTGAGCGGCGTCTGAGTGCAACGCAGCCGCTCTTGCAACACCAGCAGCCCTTGTTTCCGCAGACCCTAACTCCATCGCTTCGCCAAGAATTTGCATGGCTCGGCCTGGGTCTTGCTCACCCATAATTCTGGACTGTATATCAGCAAGTTGTTTTTGTTCGGCAGGCGATAAGCGCCCGTCAGTAAGTTTGGCAAGCATTGATTTTGCAAAACTTATGGCGGCTTGTTGAGGAGCGCCAGAAACTGTAAACCTACCCAACTGCAAAGCCAACGGCGCTAGTTCGGGCGTTACAGCACCACCAGCAAACCTTGCTACTTCAGCCACTGGTTGACTAGCGCCCATCCCTTCAGCAACTTGCCCTGCTGTTTCGCTGGCTAAACCGCTAACGCCGCCGCTAAACGCGCTGGGTAGGCGACCCGTTTGTCTTGCGCCTTGAGCCATGATGCCTAGCCCAGTACTGACGGGAGCCAAATAAGGCACACTTCTAGTTGCGGTTGACAAGCCCTGCAAAATTTCAGGCGCTGCCACACCCATAGCAGTGCCAAACGCACCAGCCCCGCCTATGGCGGTCAATGGGTCTATACGGCTAGTGTCTTTCGGGCCACCATACTTTTGTTCTGCCATTGGGTTGCCAAAAGCAGCGTTGCCTTCTGTGGTTCCAAAAACAGGTAGCCCAAATTTACTGCGAATAGCTGCTTGTGTCTCTGAATTTGCGTTTGAAAAATTTGGGTCTTGAGGGGCCAGCTTGTCAAAGATAGCCGCTTTAGTAGCTTCGTTTGCGTTAACGTAATTTGGGTCAGTGAGAATTGATGCTAGATCAGCCATTTTGTACTCTCACTTGCCGCGCAAGAGCGGATTATTAGCGTCTACGCCGCCTGCTGCTGGCGCAGCGTTTAAATTTC